GTTTGATCTAAACCCGTGAACTCTACGAAAGTGAGAATAATAATAAACTTTCTTTGGAGATATGAAATATCATATCCCGTTTATTATTTGGGTACAAAACTAATTGTAACCCTCAACCTTGCAAAATCCACTTATTTAAACCAAACACGTAGCTATATAGACGCCATCTGAATAAGATGATCCACCCATACATTTTCTACAATCTTAATCCATCAATCAACGCCTTGCGTCAGGTTAACTTCATAAGCAACTCAAAAATATACAGGGCCAATTCTATCTTAGGTATTCAAACGGACAAGCTAGCGCATGTTCGACACGTACTTAAGCTAATCTCCACATCATGGAGACTCCTTCCAGGTCTACCGTCAAGGTTCCAGCAGCTCCTTGTAAGAACACTGTCAAAGTAACAGTATCAGTTCCATTACATGGAATGATATCGTTAAATGGTAGTGTAATTATTTCGGTTGTTGCCGCAGGACTTCTTGCGGTTGCTGCGAGCGACTGTGTTCTTATAGTCGCTCCGTTCTTAAATAATTCAACAAATGCCTCAAATGCTTCATTCGCACTATCCCTTACAGTTATAAAACCATAGATATTGTAGACACCAGCCGGTGGGATAAACACCCCCGAAGCTGGTTCTCCAATACCTATAGCATCATAAATTGTTTCTGAAATGTCCACAGTAGTCGGTGTTGCATTGACAACGGTTTGAGCCGCGTCAATGGTAAACATACTACTAATGGTGGGACTAGTATCAGAACTAGGTGAGTTCTGTGGCACATAGAGCTCCACATCATAATCAACCCACAACTTTCCAATAGTACTTGAATCAGTTTGTCCAACAGTGCAAACAAATAAACGCCCTGCATCGTATACGGATAGATCTCCGGCTACGAGAGTACGTCTTATTTGTTTACGTGGACCTAACGGAAACATTGCACTTGGATCCAAAGGACAGACTAGTTCTTTCCAAACCACATCTTCCACAGCATCTTGAGTATTTGTTGCTTGTTGTTCCGTGACAGGTGGTGTCTCTTTAGGATTATAATCCGGAGAAAGGATTATACTTCCGACACCTGAGGTAGACGATCTCGTCACATACCTATATCTTAATGAGTGAAAGTGGTATTGTTGCCATTGACCAGAAACCACAGCTAACCAAGGGAAGGATGACTCCAACCCTGGATTAATTGAATATTTCTGATCAGAGGAAAACAATACAGAACCATTCACGTCAGCTATCAGCTCAGAATTCTTAATTCTTCGGGATTTGATAACTTTGTTAGGGAACGCCTGTCTTTGACTGTAAGCAACTGCAGCAGCTTCAATAGGTCTCATTGAGTCTCCATTTCTGCTTCTATTTCTTCTCTGCCTATTATTGTTATTATTATTGTTATTATTCTTATTATTATTAATATTGGAATTATTATTCCCATTTCTATTATTCTTAGATTTATTCATTGATCTATATTGGATCCCGTGATCAACGGGACTATACATCTATAAGTAACTCTTACCTCATGTCTCATTTAAGAATCATTCTGATAAAAGATGAGCCGTGTAGTCTCTCGGCATTTTGGTTAGCACGGAAGTATTAAGTAATAGCCCTAATTAAAGGAACTAGTACACCGTTTTGGTCAATTACACTTATAGACCCAATAGATAGTTTAACGACTTATCCAGGTCAGCAACTAAATCTAACGAATAATTTGTAATGGGGGACATTCTGGACCTCCACATGCTACTAATTTAGTATTTACAAAAGAGATTAAATTACTCATTGTAAATTTAGCCTTTTTCTTACGAAGATCTTTAAAATCGTTCGAAATTTTATATAACTCGTCACTAACCTTCTTTTTTGGTTTAGTTTCACTGAAACGTGTTGCTAACGCCAAACGAGAAAGCCAGGGATCCGTTAGGTCTGTTCCAAACTCATAGGAGTTAAGAACATTGAATTTGGGGACTCTTCTCCAATTCAAAATTGCACAGGCTAATTTTGCAAGAGGTAATTTAATACCCAAAGATCTGTATAAGCTTAGCGCGGGGTTCATTTTCATAAGATGAGCCACTTTTAATTGTTCTTTTGTCACCTTAATAGAGTCTGGTGCATGTTTCATATCAAGCCCAAGCCCACCACAAAAGACCGGAAGATACCAATTAGGTCGGTATTTAAAACCGATGTAATCTTCTTTCCATCTCTTTAGTATAGCAGGTACTGAGCATTTTGTCCAAGGACAAAGGTTAAGCATCTTGTTAACTGAAAGAGATACTTGAGTTGGTAAGATTCCATCTCGGGAGTCACCTCCTTTGATAAATCTTAGATTCAAGTAGCCCTGTCTTTCCATAACCTTCCCCACTCGTTTAAAAACTTGTGAGTTTATCATGCACATCTCTCGACTTAGATAGTTCTTTCCAAGTGAGAGTTTTAATCCAGCATCAGCAGCTGTTTGACAAAAGATTCCGTAAAACGATTCTTCACATTTAAATAACATGTCATCCCCATTGACGATGACATTGTTCCACATTGCCCTTCCACGATCTTTCCTACATCTTCTTTCAAAGCTATTAGGGGATTGATTTATCCATCTTTTAATAGCTGTTCTAAAGACTGCAAGATTAATCGTACAAAGTAACGGGAAACTGAGGGGATGACCCATAAGTTGACCATCGATCTGATCTACAGGGTGAATCGTTGGTTGTCCTTCTATCTTAGGATAGTGAACAACTCCGGAACCACTTAAAGCGTTCATTGCTAAGTCATACATAGGAGCATCCTTTAACACTCCAAATGCACATAAGGTCGCATCTTTCTTGATGAGATCAGTAGCAGCTTCATAGTCCACAGAACAGAAGTATTCCAATGTTCTGCAATTCCTATCTATTTTATTTATTTTCTCAGTCAAATCTTCATCCAGCATCGTTGAGAAGTTCTGTCTTTTCCAATCCTCCAGCATAAGACCCTGGAGTGGTTGCAATAAGGTATACAAGTATCCATCGCCCTTTGTTATAATTCTGAATTTTGAGGGTTCAGGAATGGAAACAGCATCTAAATTGAGTGTTTCATATTTAAAGTCTTTTTGGATCTTTTCTTTACAGGTCTTGAAAGTCTTTCGCCTCCACTGTTCAACCTCAATGTTAAGGTTTCTCAATCTACCAATCTTAACAGATCTTTCTCCATCAAGTGTAGATTCTAGGTTTAAGGGTTCAAACATACTTAGCGCTCCCCCTTTTAGGCGGGATGCTTGTAAGCAGGCTGAACCTGTAGGTACCATTTTCGTCGCTTCGTGATAATTTGTATTAGTATGTGAAAAGACTTTGAAGGAAGTCTCTTCTAATACTTCACGCAAATCATCAGGAATGAGGCCATGTGGGCTACTTAACCTTCTGGAATGTCGTAGCAACGCCTGATATTCTTTTTCATGACCCAGTTCAGGCCATATTCTCTTTGATCCTTTTTGAAGGGAATAGATGAAGCTGAGATCTCTTGCAGCTATCCTCCTATGAACAAATGTATTGATATATCCAGAAAACAATTTGTCCTTAATCCACTCCTCTTTGAGTGGTCTCTGGTGATCTTTAAACACGAGACACATATAATAATCGAGCCAATATTTTATAAATGTTTGTTCCTTATTATCTGTGCTTGTATAGAACTGTATTTTGATTAATGTACTCTTGAAAGACATGATCAATCTCCCAAGGTTCTTCTCTGTAAGTTTCGTCGATCTGACTGACATACGAGCAACAATAGGCCAGAGTAAACTTTCCGCTAAAGTACGTTGATCCTCAGTAAGGACCAGTCCTTCCCCAGATCGGGTAAGAATTGTCAGTATGAAGGGTTCAGCGGACATAAATGTGAAAGTATCTTTCTTCATACTAGCATCTGCGCGTTTGCCAAGCGTCTCTATCGCTTCGCCGACAATAATGTTTTTAGCATTGTCGCAGCTAGTGGAAACATGAGAAATGTTTCCATGGACTGTTCTTTTTGGTGATTT